AGGACGACGAAGAGGACGACGCGGAGAAGATGGCCCGCGGATTCAGCCGGTCCGTGCTGGCCTCAAGCAAGACGGAGATCGAGTATTTCGGTGACGTTATGGTCGAGCGGATCGACGGGGGATCGCTCGCAATCGTTCATCTCTCCGGCGTCATGATGAAGCAATCCAGCAGCCTCAGTTTGGGCACGTCGACGGTCGAAGCTCGGCGAGCGATCAACGCCTTGGCGGCAGACGGCGACGTCAAGGGCATCCTGCTGCACATCGATAGCCCTGGCGGAACGGTCGCCGGCACGCTGGAGCTGGCGCAAGCCGTCGCGCGGGCCAGCGCCGCGAAGCCGGTGCATGTGTTCGTCTCCGACTGCTGCTGTTCGGCAGCGTATTGGGTGGCAAGCCAAGCCAGCCGGATCTCCGTAAACGAGACAGGAGTCGTCGGCTCGATCGGTGTCTATGGAGTCGTCGAGGATTCCAGCGGAGCCTATGCCGACGCCAACGTCAAAGTGCATCTGATCAAAGCCGGCCATCACAAGGGAGTCGGGACGCCTGGAGTTCCGATCTCCGAGGATCAGATCGATCGCCTGCAAGTTCACATCGACGCGATCTACTCGACTTTTACGAAAACGGTCGGAGCTGGCCGCAAGCTGGAAGGCAAAAAACTGGCGACAGTCGCGGACGGTCAAGGCTTTACCAGCTCGGAAGCGATGGCCAACGGACTCGTGGACGCAATCGGAACGGTCGAGGACGCGGCTGCGGGACTCCGAGCTGAGATTACCAAGCCGGCCAAGGCACCGCGTCAGCGAGCCGCCAAGGCGTCGCGAACCGCTGCGGCTCCGGCTGCTGCGGCCGATCCGGCTGCGGCGACTCTGGACGAGCTGAAAGCCAACTGCATCGGAGCCGGCGCTGACTTTCTGCTAAAAGCGATTGAGGCAAAATGGACGGTGCAGAAAGCGATGCGCGAATGGATGGGCCAGCTCGCGCAAGGCAGCCGCGCCGAGCGGCGACTGCTCCAGCGAGTTCAGACGGCCGGGGGCGATGCCTCCGGCTTGACGGTCGCGGAGCAAGCAGCCGAGCGGCTGAATGAGTTCAAAAAAACGATGTCAGCGGCGCACGCAGTCGCAAAGCTGCGCCGCGAGTTTCCGACACTGGCAGCGGCACTAGGCGACTAGGCCAAGCCGGCAGAAGCGAGCGAACAGAAGCACCCGACGGAAACGGTTTACCGCTGTCACATTCTTAGGAGACTTTTTCGATGACGACTCAATATGTCGAAACACCGACGAAATCATTCGCTGGCGGTGCGGCGCTGGGACAGTATCGCCGCTGCAAGCTCAGCTCAGGCCTTCTCCAGTATGCCGGCTCGCAAGATCTGTCGATCGGCACGCTGGAGGCTGCGACGTTCGCGGACACGAATTTCGCGAGCGGCTACACCAACGGCACGCTACGGCTGTCGACGGCGCAGGGTACTCGGATCATGGTGGCCTCCGAAGCGATCGCGGCCGGAGCGAATGTCTACGGGGCCGCGTCGGGAAAGATCGCCGCGTCGGGCCAGATTCTGGAAGGCGTCGCGATGGAAGCTGCCAGCGCCGACGGCGACCTGATCGAAGTCATGCCCATCCAAGCGACCGGACTCGGGGCAAACTTTACCGAGGTCGTGACGGCGACTAACGTCATTGCCGCCAACGAAAGCGGCAGCGTGTTTTTCTTGAACAGCGCCACGGAGTTCGTTTCCACGCTGCCGGCTCCGGCTGCTGGTCTGCGGTTCACGTTTATCGTCACGGCTGCTCCGTCGGGTGCCAGCTATACGATCGTGACCAACTCGTCGGCCAACATCATCAAAGGCTCGGTGTACTCCAGCGATCTCAATGCCGCGTCCGATGCGGACTTCGAGACGTCGGGCGGGGATACGATCTCGTTCGTCGACTCCAAGGCTGTCGCCGGCGATCGGGTCGAGTTGTGGTGCGACGGCACCAACTGGTTCATGAATGGATTCTGCACCGCGTTTGACGCGATTACGATCACGACCGCGAGCTAACGCGAGCGGTCTGCAAAGCCGGCGAGCAGTTCGACCACGCCCGGACTGTCTCGCCGGCGTTTTTCGCCCTGGTCTGCATCACTCCGAACACTATTCGCAAAAGGATAATTCACCATGCCGTCACCGCAAACATCAGCCGAACCGCGCCCCCTGCTGTTGCAGAGTCTGGAGCAGTTCAATCTGGCTCAGGATCGGCTCGGATTCATTGGTCAGCGCGTGCTGCCAGTTATCGATGTGCAGCTCGTCGCAGGTCCGTTCGGCAAGATCCCGCTGGAGCAGCTGCTTCAGATCAAAAACGACACTCGAAATCCGGGTGGTGGCTACAATCGCGGCAACTGGACTTTCACGGCCGACTCCTACTATTGCCAGGAACACGGCTGGGAGGAGCCGGTCGACGATCGCGAAGCGCAGATGTACAAAGACTACTTCGACGCCGAAGTCGTCGCGACGCAACGCGCTCAAGACTTCGTGCTGCGGAATGCCGAGATCCGCGCGGCGTCGCTGGTCTTTGACACGTCAGTCTGGACTGGTTCCTCGCTGACGACGGCGATCTCGACGCCCTGGACGAATCACGCCAGCGCGACGCCGATCGCCGACATTCGCGCAGCGTGCAAGAAAGTCTGGGACGGCACTGGCATCTGGCCCGATACGCTGGTCATCGACCGGAACAACTTCAACGACTTGCGTCTGTGCGGCGACGTGATCGACGCCGTGCAAGCCAGCGGAGCCGGTCAGACCGCGATACAAGGCAAATTCACGCCGGCGATTCTGGCCGATGTGTTCGACTTGCCGAAGATCTTGGTGGCCGGTTCGGCAAAGAACACGGCAAACCAAGGCCAGACGCGCTCGCTGTCGTCGATCTGGTCGAGCAGCTATGCGATGGTTTGCAAGACGGCCGACAGCAACGACCTCCGCGAGCCGTGCATCGGCCGGACGTTCCACTGGTCGGCTGACGGCTCGGAGATCGGCGGTCTGGTCGAGTCGTATCGCGACGAGACGAAGCGGTCGAATATCGTGCGGGTCCGGATGGATGTGCACGAAAAGATCATCTACAAGGAATTGGGCCATTTGATGAGCGGCACCCGCTAATAGGTGGGAGCCGTGACAAGCCAATTTCTAAGCTCGTTTTCTCAATCCGGCTTCTCCGCGCTGCTCCAGCTGCACGGAGAAGCCGTGTTCTATGTCAAAGGCCGAACCGGCAAGCGGCGCGAGATCATGGCGATTGTCGATCGTTCGACAGTGGCCGACTACCAAGCCAGCGGCACGAAGCTGGTCTGGGTCGCCACCTGCTCGGTTCTGGACAGCGCCACACTCGGTATCTCGCTGACGGAGCTGGATCAAGGCCAGGACTATATCGAAGTCGCGCCGCGGCCGGGTCAAGCCCTGTCCAAGCGCCGGATCTTTGAGCTGATCGAAACAGACGGAGGCGTCGTCATGATGGCGCTGCGGTAACTATGCCGGTCGAGATCGAGATCAAAGCTGGCGGCGGTGCAACGGTCGAGCGGCTGATGGCGGTGCTCAATGGCGTTCCGGATCTGATCGCCAAAGAGCTGACGATTGCCGTCAACGAGACGGCCAGAAAGCACGAGCGGCAGATTCAAGAGCGCATCGCGTCGCTGATCGTTCTCGACAGGAAAGGCCGCGAAGAGGCGACCTGGAAAACGCATGCATCGCCGACAAGCGTGCAGGCACAGGTCGGCGTTTATGGGATCAAGCGGATGTCGCTCAAGCGGTTCAATGCGAAGCAGGTCCGCAAAGGCGTCAGTTACAAGATCCGAAAGGACGGAGGTCGCCGGCTGGCCGAAGGCGCGTTCGGTCCCGACATTGCCAAACTCGGAAACCACGTTTTCAAGCGGATCGGCAAAGCTCGCTTTCCGCTCCGGAAGCTGCGGGGCCCTTCACCTGGCGCTGTGTATCTGCGGAACAAGTCGCTGCCGTGGTCGGAGCAAGAAGTCGAAAAGCGGCTCGTGTTTGAAGTCGAACGACGGATCAAGGCAGTCCTTTACAAAGCGGCCAACCAGATCAAATGACCGTCATTGCCGACATTATCGATGTGATCAAAACGCGGATCGAATCCGTCGTGGTAGGCGACGATTTCGATGTGGCGGTCAATCGCGTTGTGCTGCCGACGCAATATGACATTTCGTCGCTGGAACACGCCGATGTAGTCGTCGCGTCGCAAGATCCGAAGCGCAACGCCGAGCTGAGCTGTCCAGGCAATCCAGCCGCGATCGCCTACGATCTCTCGGTCATGGTCGCGATTGTCATCGCGCCGAGCACTGGCGACGAGCGGTCTTTCGATGAAATCGCGACGGCGCTAGGAACCGCATGCCAGAAAGCCGTCGCCACCCAAGACAGTTGGCATGAGTTCGACGGCAACGCGATCAATGCGACGATCGGCCCGCTGATCTCGGTCAAGCCCGGCGCGGAGCAGCAGCACGGCATCGGCTTTGAGCTGGTCGTGACATATCGAGTTTCCGAAAACAATCAAAACGAGCTGAGGTAAAACCTATGCCACTATTGCGACAGAAAAGCGTGTTTGCGTTCAAAACGGAAGCGACAGCCGGCACACAGGAAAGCCTGTCTGGCACCGACGGCGCTTTCAACGTGTGGGATGCCAAGATCGAGCCGGAGATCTCGATGGCCGAGCGTGACGCTCAAGGCTCGTTCAGCAATCTGGTGCAAGTTCCGGAGCAGCGAAAAGCGAAGGCGACTTTCCGCACGGAGATCCACGGCGACGGAGCTGCCGGCGTTCCGGGCTGGGCGTCTACGCTGTTTCCGGCGTGCGGTCTGGTCAATTCGGCCGGCGTGTTCTCACTGAAAGCCGAAGCGCCGGGCAGCAACGTCAAGACGCTGACGATGGCGCATTACCAAGACGGCCGGCGCTCGATCATGTACGGCGCTGTTGGTTCGGCCAAGTTCGTTCTGGAGGCCGGCAAGATCGCCTACATTGACTGGACCTTTCAGGGCCTTTGGGGTGGGGTCAGCGATGT